ACTGGCCCCAGATGGCACAGTTATGTCCACCTACAAACATGCCAAAGACTCCAAAAAATTAAACGTCAAAAAAATGCAAATGATGGAGCCTGATATTTGCGACAAATACATGGTAACCACGCTAGACAGTAGACGATTTTTATTTAAAAGAGTGGAGATTTAATTATGAGCAAAGAATTATCAACACAAGTCGATGTTTTTTGCGGCGTTGAATATCGCCTTGAGCAAGTTTCGCAACAGTTTGGCGACTTACCGCAAACGCAAGCTCAGGCAATTAAACTTGCGGAATTCTATTCGCGCTCCGATGCAGTACCGAAGGAATATATTGGGCGACCTGGTAATGTTTTGGTAGCTATAGGGCACGGTGCGGAGGTTGGGCTTAAACCTTTAATATCTTTGCAAAGCATCGCCGTGATCAACGGTAGGCCGTCACTATGGGGCGATGCTATGCTCGGTCTAGTACTTATCCAAGGAGATAATGAGGGCGTTGACGAATCGTTTGATGTCAAAACCCACACTGCAACTTGTCTTATTAAGCGCAAAAGCCGAAAAGATATAACATGGACATTTAGTTTTGCCGATGCAAAAGCCGCAGGAATATTTGATAGGGGCGTATGGAAAACTTACCCTCGGCGCATGGCGCAAATGAGGGCTAGGAGCTTTGCTATCAGGGATATGTGGCCTGACGTGCTCAAAGGACTATCATCAGCCGAGGAACAGCGGGATATAGCCGAGGCAAAGGATATTACTAGCCAAACCGAGCGGCTTAGAGAGCAGACAATAGATCAATCAAGCTCCGAAAGCTTGGCCGCTGAATTGGGCTTGGCGACTAAAGCGGCTGAAGTTGAGGTTAAGGAAAAATCGCTAGAAACAAAAAGGAGTGATGATTTTAAAAGATTGATCCTGGCGATCTGTGATTGTAAGACATTAACCGAATTAAAAACTTTGGTGGATCGCTGCGCCGCCTTGCCAATTGAGTTAAAAGACGGGGCAAAATCGGCTTATGCTGCAAAACAAAAGCAGCTAAAGGGCTTATCAACAAAAGCAAATAAAGACCCCGACATATGCTTTAAATGCAACAATAAACATAAATTGTCAACATGCCGAGAGTGCGGACATGAATACTGTAGCACGCATTGGGGTATTGCTGATGATCGGTGCGAAACATGCGTTGGGCTTGATGATTTAGTAGCTGAGGATAATTGATATCGTCCAATTAGTTGAAAACCACACTGCCGACATTAAGGATTTGTCGTTAGATGCTCTTATACAACTACGCAATCAAATTAAAGCAGAGCAGTTTGATCTTGCAACTAAGTATGCTGCATGTAATGCCGAAATTGCAGATCGACCAAACAATAATGGCCGTTATGGAGCTTATTAAGCTACTGCAGGGTGATTGCCTGGTCAAGATGGGAGAGATTACAGATAACAGCATAGACATGGTGTGTTGTGATATGCCCTACGGCACTACCAACTGCAAGTGGGACTCTGTTATCTGTCTCGAGTCGCTTTGGCGACAGTACGACAGGATTGTTAAACCAAATGGGGCAATCGTCCTATTTGCTCAAACACCATTTGATAAAGTGCTGGGGGTCAGCAATTTGACGGATCTGCGCTATGAAATCATTTGGGACAAACCATCGGGCACTGGCTTTTTTAACGCTAAAAAAATGCCCATGAAAAGTCACGAAAACATCCTAGTTTTTTACAAAAAGCTACCGACTTACAACCCTCAGATGACAGACGGACACGTCAGAAAAACGGCAGGGCGTAAGGAGATAGGTAGCGAGTTGTACGGTAAGGGTATAAAGAAAACCCATTACGATTCCACAGATCGTTACCCACGCAGTATTCAGCGGTTTTCAAAGGGGTCTAGGATTAATGGGTTACACCCAACTCAAAAGCCCGTAGCCTTGATTGAGTGGCTAATACAGACCTACAGCAACCCAGGCGATACGGTGCTAGACAATGCGATGGGCAGTGGCACCACAGGCGTTGCTTGTAAAAATCTTGGTCGGAAATTTTTTGGAATTGAGCTTGATAGCGGCTACTTTAAAATAGCGCAAAATAGAATTAGAGAGGGCATCGCATGATCAGGATAGGCATTGACCCAGATATTGATAAAAGCGGTGTTGCAATAATGATAAATGGCGAGTTGAAATGCTTAATAAATTTGCCATTCCACGGCTTAATGCAAACCATTGCAGATAATTTTGAGGATTACACAACACAATGCGACACCGTCTTACACGATCCTAATGAGGTGCATTATTACATTGAGCATGTCGAGCTTATAAAAACGGTTTGGGATAGACCTGGCATGACCCAAGCAGGCAAGATCAAACTTGCACAAAATGTGGGCATGGTTAAAGCTGTGGGTCGGTTGATAGGTCAAAAGCTTGATGAGTGCGGGCGAGATTATAAGCTTATCCCGCCGCTCAAAGGCTTTTTTAAGCTTGGCAAAACTGATGCCAAGTTTTTTAATAGTTTGATGGGTTGGACTGGTCGTTCCAATGCGGACAATCGAGATGCGGCCTTGCTGCTGTGTCCGTTTTTAAAGAAAGGTTGAAGTTATTTAGGAGATTAAAAAATGTCAAAGAATGACAATAGTAAAAAGTTTGAGGCACTAGTTGCATTGATCAATGGCAATCTGGTAGACCTCACACCAGAGGGTCTTGCTGCTGAGTATGTGCATAACGACACTGCCTCATCCAAAGGCAAGCCAGAACACTTGGATGAAGTAAATGCCGGTTTCCAGCAGTTGGTCGATGCAGGCGCTAAGTTTCGCATGGCAGGCGCTTATGGCTGTTTGCTCGAGTTACGAGTTGCCCAGGGTGGTGGGTAATGAACAGCAAACAATTGAGAGATGCGCACCAAATGCATGTAGGATTTAACTGTTCGAGCTGTAACCGAATACACTATGGCAACGTGTCAGAATCAAAAAGATTGGCTGACGAGTGTTGTCGCTGTGATTACTGTGTGCAGTGTGGTGTATCTATTGGTATTAGTATGCATAGCGGCCATTATTGCCCTCAATGCATTGAGCTTAATCTCGTCAAAAAAGCCAAACACATAAAGTTGATCGATTACAAAGGGGTGGCGTTCTTTACGGAGAATGCGCCTGGCGGAAACGAAGGGTATTATTTTGATGATGATTTGATCGATTGTTGCGATGATGCCGGAGAAGAGCCGCCGTGCTATGTTTACGCTTGTGACACTGTACCGTTTAAGCTCGATTTGTACGAATATATTGAGTCAAAATTTAGCGAACACAGCTATGGTGTCGACGACCTGGATGAGCCGGATGATATCCATGCCTTAGACGACATACGCGACAAATTAAATGCGTGGGCTGCTAGCCAGCCGGTAGTTTATCGACCAAATACCAACGTGGTTATCGTGCTGGACGATAAAAGATTTGAAAAATACTTGCAAAGTAATTAATGGAGAAATCGAAATGGATAGATATTTATTTGTACTAGTACTGGCAATCGCTGTGGCCATGGTCTATGCGTATATGTGTTGGTCATTTAATAAGCGCCGAGCCTATCAATATGAGACCGCGAAAGAAGCCTTGAAAGAGGATGCGGATAGGCGTAGACGATGGGTAGCGAAACAAGCCCGTGAAACGGCGCGGCGGTTGGCAAAAGCTCGCGCCAGAAAAATTGACTGAAACCACCCTTGAAGTTTGTATACATTGCTTAAACGAAAGTATACAAACGTTCCTGAGGCACCATTTATGTTGAACGTAGCTCATTGGCATGAGCACCCCAACACACCTTGGGGTACATGGGTTCGATTCCCATTGTTTGCTGGCGTAGTCGTGGGTTCGATTCCCACCGTTCAACACCAAACAATTATTAATATTAGGTTAGAAAAATGCAAAAACTAATAAAACGTGGCATGACAATAAACCAAATAACAGACATTCACCAGCAATGGGTGGCTGATATGGGGTGGCTCAATAAAACGCCACTGGAATGCCTGGCGCTCATTGCGTCTGAGGTAGGCGAGGCTGTTAATGAGTGCCGTGGAGATAAACCCACTAGTCGCCTAGGCAGCGAATTGGCTGATATCATCCTAAGATCAATGGGTTTGGCAAGTCAGGAGGGCATAGATATTGACCACGAAATAGTATCAAAAATGGTCACAAATGCTGCCAATGGCAATATAAAAAATAGGTTGAAATGATGGGTAAAAGTAGATTTATAAGTAAAATCGAATTATTGGCTGAACTTGACAAGACACGTGCAGAGATGAATCGTGTAGAGATGTTACAAAGTACGGGATGGCGAGAGCACAGCAAGAAACTGCTCGAAAGGGTCACGTATCTGGATCGTCAATTTTACCTTATGGCCATGAATGAGTCTGACGGATTCGAACCATCCGTTAGAGTAGATTATGCATAACTTTACAGATCGCCACGTCGAAGACGATGAAATTGCATATGATTTGGGCCTGTTTGAAGATGATTGCGAGCAGGAACTACTTAGGTCCGCAGAGGATTAAACGCCTTTCCATGCTAAAACTCTAAATAGCCTCCAGCGCCTTGTCGGCAATTATCTGCCCGAAATAACTAATCAATCCCCACTTAAAAACATCACTGTGGGATTTGCTAGATAGCAAATAATCATCTTGCTTGTTAAAATTAACCATCCTTGGGTCGTCACCTTCGTAGCCGGTTGCTCCCATTGCGCCCCATGGCCGCGCATTGAACCACCTTGTCGGTATTATTTTGCTTAAACGACGACCCCATTTAACTGGAGCATCGCTTGGGCTATGCCAAACATGACACTTTCCGACTGAGCGCCCAGGCACTAAATGCCGTTCCAAGGCTGGATTGATATAGACTACCGTATCTATTCGAGCCTCATATTTATTTGTAGCCAGATGCAGGATAGCGCAGCCGTTGCTATGCCCTACCGCTATTATCTCCCTACCAGGATGCAGAGCCTTGGATGCTCTAGCGATCTCTGCCAATCTGGTCGCTATCTTTGGATTTTTAAGCCTGGTCTCGATCAGGCCAGTATGGCCGTAATCAACCATGATGGTTGGGCAACCTTGCACCTCAAAAAATGTGCGTAGTTTACCAATTGATATTTCGGGATTAAAAACGTTGAATCCGTGGACGAGTAAGATTAGTGGTTTCATAATTTTATCCTATTGAAAAATAATATCTTATTGAGTCGTCCCTTTGTAAAAAACAGAGATCACCGAGGCAGTGGCCGCCAGTAGCATTATACCAATAGTTATTCTTCGGGCCGTCTTATCGGCGCTCTTTTCTGCCCCCTCTAGCGTGGACTGTCTGTTTAATATCCACTGCTCGACTTTACGCAGTGTAGTCTCTACTTTCTCCAGCCTGGCATCAATAATTCTTATCTGGTGCTCTTGTACCGCCAGTTTTTCAGCCAAATCAGCCAAATCAGCCATGGTATGTGGTCAATTTACTTATATAATACAACTGCAGGATCGGTATAAAAGTAAAAATAACTAGGTACAACGCAGGGTGGTAAAGTTGACTTATAAAAAGGAACAGATAATTTATAAATGCAGATAGCATATACACCTGTTTAACTCTCAAGCAAGCCTTGTTACGCAACGGCAAATAGCAGCACACAGCTAAAAAAAAAACATCTTTTGCCCCAAGTGCAACTAAGCTCTCCATGTACGTAAAACCACCGGATAACATGTATAGGCTAAGAGCTAGTGCGACAAAAATATCGGTTGCTATCAGGCCGATAAGCAAGGAATTGCGGTGAGGTTTGATCCTCCGCACGATTTGTAAGCAGAGGAAGATCAGGGCGGTGTCTAAATAGAGCAGCATTCAAGGTAACTACTTGGGTTTAGGTGGAACGGGCACCCCACCGCCAGCATCTAACTCTTCATCATCCTCTGGCTTAGCTGAGATACCATTGTCATGTCTCGTTAGACTACGGAATTCTGATTGATAGGTAAATTTATGTTTCATTAAAATAAAACCTCTAAAGATGCGCTATAAATGCCGGTTGCATTTAAGCTAGTAAAACTAAAGTTTACAACAAATTATGCGGGAAATCCATGTTCCAACACGTCTGCTTCTCGATTGCGCCTTGTTGGGGTAACGTCACCGAAGTCTCTCAATTCTGCGGTGGCTGCGGGCCAATCTGCGGTAGTGACGTGTTTCCAAAATTTCGGTGTTTTGCTCTCCAGATCGCCGTATTGATACGCAACGGAAGCCACCACTGTCTGTTGTTCATCTGATAAATCGCTAAATGGGATCTTGGCTGCACTATAATTCCATCGGTGTTCTAACCTTGTGTCCGCCTTTTTGTCGCATCGAAAGGTTATTTCGTTGGCCTCTTCGTCAGTGATTTTCAACGGATTAGATTTAAGATATTCCTCTGCAGCACGTTTTTTTAGTCCCGCATAAGGAATAAGCTTTTTAGCTAGCGGAACCGCATAAAAAAACATAGAAGCAATATCTCCTATGCTATTTTGCCCTATGTCATAACCTGTTGAGATGGTCACGCCAGAGTTGCTGTTTTCCGGGTTTGGCACATAGCCTTCGAGACTGCGGCCTTCTAATTCATGGATGAAACTATGGTTAATCAAAATAATCTCCTAAGTTAAAGTTTGCCCAGGCCGCTAGCTGCAACTTGCACATTAAGATCGCGCCCGACCTCAGTTAATATCGGTAATCCTACGCCATCGTCCAAAAATGCAATTAGCGGGCTTGTAGCTTCCACGCCGCTATCATTGTAAATAACAAAACTATCAACGGTGCCAACAGGCGGGGTAGTAAAAACAACATCATCACTATCAAGTGATGCATCTTGAGATACGCCAAAGGTAACATTTGACAACGTTGTTGTCGCTAGTCGCGCCCCTGCACCAACATCAGACAGGAAATCATCAGCTTGGGAAAAGGTATATCCGCCACCTTGTTTTATTGCGATGATTTTAGGATTGCTTAAATTATTCAAATCTAATCCCGCTGTTCCAATCAAATTTTTTGTAATGTCGTACCAATCAGACATATTTTACTCCTAATTTAAGGCGGTGGTTGGCCGTCTACGTCAAAGTTAAAGGACGCTAAGCCGGTGCTATTAGCAGCAAGCGCCTTGTCTCTTATCTCGACAGTGATCGAAAAATTTGTTGACCCTGCAACGGCATCAGATACCTCAACACCTTGGCCCCCAGTTAAGTTAACAAAGGTGCCCAGCACAACGCCGCCAAGCAGGCTGATTGTGCCAGCTCCACTGTTAATCGTTGCTGTGATTTTAATCTCATAATTGATTTTATCATCGCCGACCACCTGGGGTCGATAAAAGCCTGAATCTGTTTGGCTAAATACATTTGATACGCCGGATACTGTCCAGGCTCCCAGCGAATCAACAATAAACTTTTCGGTTGCCAGTTCGAATATTGACATCGAATCATATACGCCAGTCGGCTCAAGATTCCACGCCAGCGTTTCGGTCCCGCTTGCTGATAGAGTGACAATCATGGGGTCAAATTGGCTGCCGCTTGGCACTGTGACAAGGGTAACAAGCTGTGACGTGCCGGACAAGCTGACGATCAGCGGGTCAAATAGGCTGCCACTAGGTACTGTGACCAAACCTACTTGCTCGCCGGTTAATGTACTGACGATAAATGGATCAAACAAGCTACCGCTCGGTACTGTCACAAGATCAACCGTCTTGAGGTCTGATAAAGTGACCGTGACCGGATCAAATAAACTGCCGCTAGGCACTGTGACTAAAAGCAGCGCCAGCCGCTCGGTAGTCTCATGCGATGGCGGGATCTGGGTATCTGCAGCCCAAATTGCTGCATCGTAATTTATTAGATTTAATTTGACATAACCATTATCGGTTGGACTCATCTGCTGTATGACGTAATCCCTTACACGACCTGCGCCCTGTGGGGCAAAAGTGTACAGTGTGCCGACCTGGTAGTTGAGATCGCCCCTTATCCTGATCGTAAAGGTTGGCAACGATGGCAAGATAAAACCATTGACCCCATCTGTTCGTGCTGTAACCGTAAATTCTTCCACCTCGCCTGATTCACTGCGCAAAATTACCTGGGCATCTGGTTGACCTTTAAAATCTATGATCTCGCTCGATGTGACCGTTAAGCTGGTTATGGCCTTTATCTCTCCGCCTTGGGCAACAATGTCCGTGCCATCAACGTTCGCTACTCTGTCGCCAATCGGCGATAACAAGCCCTCTTTTGTGCTTTCAAACTCCACCGTTTCGCGCTGCAATTTAAGCTTGGCAAACTCGATCTTTGCCCGGTTCCATGCTTGCTTAAAATTTTTGATTCCGGCCGCATCGATCTTTTTTGTATTGATCGGGGCCGGGCCGGTCTCCGGAAAAATAACCGTGAAAGTGTCGCCGGAATCCTCATGGGTCCACTGTAATTCTATGCCGTCTTGGTCCGTGGGCTTTTGAAAACGGATCGTCTTTTTCTCAGATTTCGGTTTTTTTATGCGACCGTTGAATAGCTTAGTCCGGTTGACTCTGACCTCATCCCTACCAAACGTGATTTTGTCACCAATGCGATTAATAAATAATCGGCAGGCATTAGCCATGAGCATAAACTCATCTTTTGCACTAGATGTTGGTGTGCTAAATGTGTAGCTAAATCTGCCAAGCAATCGGCCATAAATTGGATCATTATCAAGCTGCTCTTGGATTGTGTAGAGTCCGACAAGATCAATGCTCGATGCGCTCTTGTTGCCATGGCTTGGGCTAGTTAAATGCTCAAACAATGCATCTGCCACGCGGGCCGTTGGATTTAAGCCCGACAAAATTGTCTCGGTATCAAGATCAAACGAGCGTAATCTGCGGCTTTGGATTAAATTAAATCGTCTCTCCTGGCTCTTGACTGCCTGTTCTGTTGCCTCCGTGGTCAACAGTACGCTTGTAACATTCGGCGGGGTGAAATTTAAAAGCCTAGATAAACCTGCTAATTTAGCCCATTTGGTAACGTCAAGGTAGTTTGCATCGTCAATAGTGTTAGTTAATCGTTTAATGCTCGCTTGATAGGGAGCGCCAGGGTTGAGCGTTGGCACTCGGAAAGTGTAGAATCGAGCATCCAAGGTGCTGTCGCTAATCGTTGCAATAGTTTTCTCCGTGCTGACGATTTCGCCTAAAATATCCACCTCATCCAATATCAGCTCAAAAGTTATTTTTACCGCAACAGCGTCAGGCTCTCGCCTATCTATCAGTCCTCGAGGGGCAGTAATATCAAATTGCACCTCATCCGTCTTACCTGGCACTGTAAATGGGCCGATAACATCCTTGCGCTCATCGGTAGCAAAATTGACATTTAGGGTGTCAGTTTCGACTACAAACGTCTCATCCACGGTCAAGATCCATTGGATAAGTGTTGTTTCGCCTGGATCCTCTGGCGGGTCAATCTGAGCATCTAATCTATTAAAAGTAAATTCGCCATTATTGCTTGTTGAGCCGCTTATGATAAATGTATCGCCAAAAGTTAGGCTTTGAAATGCGCTGCCTGCAGTGTCAAATGTCCTGACTGTATTGGTGGTAAATTGCGGTTTTATAATGGTGACATTAAGCCCTGTCGTATCGTTTGGCCCCTCTATTTCCTGGCCGTTGACCTCGTTGCTTGTTGTTGGGTTTATTAGCTCAGGTATTACGTCTCCAGGGAGAAAAATCTCCAGGCTTGATCCCTTGATATCACTGATTAGCGTTTCGCCACTTTTAATCTGCTCAAGCAGGTGGAAACCCTCGCCAACTATCAGCCATTCCGTCACAAACTTGATATGGCTCTTAAACTCGGTTGCTGTCTCCACGCCCAGGTCGGGATAAACACGATTGCGGCCATAAATATCAGGTAAGCGCCCGCCCAACCTCGATATGTTGGTTTGCCCTGAGAGCCGATTATTAGGGGATTCATTGGCCCTTGATCCTTCGCCGCTAGGCGGCGGCGCAATGTCTGGTGCTAATAGGATGGTTGCGACCACTGATATTAGACCGACAGCCAAGCCAATGAGCAATTCGATCCCTAGCGGTTGGTGGATAATATCGACTATATCCCCATCTTTAAGCTCTTGACTCAGTGCCTCATACGAGCCAACATCTATCTCATGTGCCGCATGGATGCCGTTTAAAAAAATCTTGGTGGGAACCGTAAAACCTTGCGCGCCGTATTCGCCAATGAGCCAGTCTAGCAAAACGGTACCAGATTCGACCTTGCGCAGATCACGCGCAGAAATGCCCGCAGGGTCATGATTGATGATGATATCAACCGACATATTTATGATATTCCATTTTATAAAATGCCCTCTGCAGAGTCATTAAGGGATGGATTTCCGACAATCCACCCTCTGGGCCGAGCGAGTGCAAGATCATGCCATCACCCAGATATACTCCAATATGGTTAGGTCGTTTAGACTTGCGACCAAACATTAATGCAAGGCTATACGGCTCTGATTTTTCAAGCTTTTTCCAGCGCGCATCTTGCTCTCTGCCTTGCTCAATTAATAACGATACACCAGGTTTTGTATTGATTTCATCGCCACAAAAATGAGGCAAAGTGGTACCAAAATAATAATCATAAAACAGCGTGATAATGCCCCAGCAATCAGCCCCATTTACGCTATGGCCACCCCGAACCCATGGGATGCCGACAAGAGCATTGCAGTCAATCATTGTATATCCTTCAGCGTTGGGAACTCTTCAACGGTATACAACCTGCCAACTCGCTTGGCTGCGAAATTGGTATCCTCACAGCTAAACGTCACGTTTTCGTAGCCTTTAAATGAGAGGTCAGAAACCGATAAAGATAAGATCAAAACAGGGCTACTGAGATCGCCGCTAAAATACTTGCGGTAAATGGCCTCAATCGGTACCAAAGAATTGGCCTCGGTTATGAGCGCCACGCGGTCGTTAACCTCATTGCCAACTGCGCCCATGGACACACTCAAAACTTGCTCTATATCGCCATTTTCGCCAGGCTCGGAAATCTCGACCGGAAATGCTGTAAATAATACTGATGTGTTTGGGTCGCGCGGAGCCGTCGATTCGAGGGTGAAATTTTTATCAGAAAAATCTTGAAAAATCCTGAGCAAAGAAAAATCAGGATGGAAAAGCTCTAGGGTGCGAAATTCGCGCTCGGCCTCTGGCATACTGTGGACGAATTTTTTGTACTCATCAAGGGAGGCCATTAAGCGTCTCCGCTAACCAGGTCTGCAACTTGCTGGGCTGTTAAAGGTATGTCCCATATCTTGAAGTCTTTTATAGTGCCAAATAACAACTTATCGATTACCGGGCCGAATGCAACTCCAGCCCCACCAATAAAGAGCTTGGTTTTAGTGCCAACTGGTGTCCGCACTATATCCGACTCGACAGCGTTATCAATATACAACTTAAACCCATCAGTCGGAGCCGAATTATCTAATGTGATGGTAAATCTTGTTGGTGTGAGTGGCAAAGTGATGTTTGAATGTATTACCGCTCCTGTGGTGCCGTTGGAAGCTTTAGCTGTAAGGCCGGAAGGGGCAATACTCGCATTTCTCAATGTCTCACTTTCGACCAAATAAAAGCCTTGCTCAATACTGCCGTGATTGCCAATCACGCTGGCTAAAAAACTAATGGTATAGTCTTCGCCAATGTCGGGCATATTAGCCTCGTCGACAGACAAACTGTCCGAGTTTCTGATGCCAACAGCTCCCGTGGTCTCTATTCTGCTTGTCGCAATCTTAGACCTTCCCTCGACCGTGGCATAATCAACTTCCACCTCGTCGCCTATTGTCGCTATACGCAAACCCACATTTGGATTAGAGGCTGTCCCTGTTAGATCAACTCTGGTGTAAGTGCTTGTGTTGATTAAGCTTGTTATATCGGTAAAACTAGATCCTCCATCGTTAGTTATTTCAATGGTCCCTGTCCCTGTTTTTCGCTTAACATCGACCGAAAAAGTATTGGCTACGATGCCCAATGTAGCAGTTGATTGCAGCACTGTGCCGTTGGTCGACGTTGCAGTAATAGTTGATGCTGCGTTAGCAACATTGTCGAGTCCGATAGCATCAAGAGCAACCGAGATGCCCGTCTTAATCCAAATTGTAGAGGTTAAATTTCTACTCCTCAGCACGTCATTTTCTGATTTACCTTCAATCAATATCCCGCCAGATTGAAACCTCGGTACACTAGCCGCAAAAGTCGCAAGCACTCCGGTTGATGCGTCAATGTCTGTGGCTATGCCATTCCTTACATAGACCGCTGGACCGATCCCAACAGCCACGCTTAGGTCGGTTTTGAGTGGCATGTGGAAGATTAAATTTGCCGGCGCTACAGGTGGAAGTTTGATTATCCGTTGGATGCCAATCAGGTCGGCTTTTACTGACCATAGCTTTCTTTGGGTCGTTTGGGTAAAGCTAGGCATGTGGAATTCGTGTTGAGTGAGTCCCCCGCCGGTGGCAATATCCATCGTGAATGATTTTGAGCCAAACACAATGGTGTCCCTAAAAAACAGTTCGAACGTACTCATCTGGGCCTGGGTAAAAATCCAATTGACCTTTACGCTGACTGGACCCTCAATGGATAATAGCTCAAAGCGCGGTGGCCCGATCTCCACATCATTTTGACGCACATGCAGGCTGTCCTTGATGGTATGCCCTCGCTCTAGCGGCAAGGGCAGATCAGGTGGAAATTGCTCGGCCATAGATTAGCTTGATGTTGTCCAGATTGTAGACGCCGATGTTGCCACCCCTGTTACAGTCACATCAACATTGTTGCCAGCACTACCCAGGTAACCCCTGCGGGTAAATGTGTTAATTGGCACTTGATCGCCTGCAGCCACAACCACATCATAGCCCCCGCTAACATCTTTATCTTCCACGCCGTCACAAGCAAAATTTGTGACACCTGTACCCAATATATTGATTGTGAGAGGTACACCATCGCCGTTATGAATATGCAATGTCTGCTGGCTGGTGCTGTATGCAAAAGTATGTGGGCCAGTGGATAGATCGGTTTGGACTAAAACCACCTCTGACGCGGAATTTAAATTGTTTGTTATTGCTGCCATGATTGACCTCTGTTAAATGTTACGTGATATGTTAAAGCCTTGCCGCAATGAGTTTGCAGACTGGCCACGACCTGATGCTAGACTGCCATTAATCGAGTCTGTTACTTGCTGCTCGCTCTCTCGCAATCTTATCACTAGCTCCTGTTGGGTGACAAACTCAATGCTCGGCTCAACCTGGATCGGTGTCTCATTGATCACTGTCAGGTTAAAATTGCCTGGTGTGGTACCGCCACCGCCAGCATTATTTAGTGGTATGACCTCGCCTTGGCCAGTGGACAGTAAAAATTGCCTTCCTCCCTGCTCAAATAATTCGGGGTTGCCGCCCTCATTTACCGGCACGGGTAAATTGCCTGCGATAAAGCCGCCGTTTCTACGGCCCGAACCTCTTCCACGGCCCGAACCTCTTCCACGGCCTGAGCCTCTTCCGCCGCCTGACCCGCCTTTTATTGATGCTAGAGCGCTTGCACCTGTGGCTATCGCTTGGGCGATAAAAGGGATTGCCGCTGGAAAGCCAAGCTCTGAGGTCTTGGCTATGGCTTGTGCGGTTGATATACCTATTTGTGCTATTGCCGCTATTCTTGCATCTAATAGACCGGATTGCCGCAAGGAGCTAGCGGTGGAGGCCGCATCTTCTAACGAAAACGTTTTTTTCTCTTCGACTTTTTTTATTTTTATTGCAACTAATTCTTCGCCTTTGACGGTATCCTTGCCATCTTTTATGCCTGTTTTAGCTGCTAGTCTTCTGGCTGCGATTTCGTCTTTAAATGCCTTAACTCTGATCGCAACTTGTTCTTTTATTGCCTGGGTTTCGGCAATGCCTGATTCAATATTTAGATCAACGAGAGTCCGTTTTTCTTCCGCCGCCAGTCGATTGGCTTCTAACTCAGCTTCCAGTTGTTCCAATCTTATAGCTTGTTGAGCTTTTAATGATTCAGTCAACAGCGCTCCTATTAGCATTTCGGTCTCCGCCGAGGCCCTAAGTTCGCCTGTATCTACCCCCACAAACTCAAAAGCTGCGGCAAGCGCGTTTTGTATCCCGCTCGTAAGTACACCAAATCTAGTCTTAATTTTAAGAATTGCGGTATCAAATGCATTTACCAAGTTTATTTCAATAATCTTGGTAAATGCTATAAAATTTTCCTTGGCAGTTATCCATGCTTTTGATAACTCGCCAGATATAATCACAGCGAGCGATTGAATATTACCTGACAAATTAATGATAGCGTTAAATAAAAATTTGACCCCATCTTGGATCAGACCAAAAGTTGAAGCCATGTTAAATAATGAAAACACATCATCATCTATGCTTTTAGTCATTTCCTGGATTTGGAATACCACGGTTTTAAATCCAATCACCAGATTATCAACAAAAGGCACAAGCTCTTTGCCAACGGTATCGGCAATGTTTTTAATGCCAATGGCTTGTTTTGCAGTTACCTCCAGTCCGACATTGATATCTTGTATAGCAACAGCAAACTGATTTTTTAAAATGCCAGTAGCCCTCTGAATGCTTAGAGGCATTTTCAAAAGTCGCTTGTTTACGCTCTCTGTTTGGGTCAATAGAGCATCAAAAACAATCTTTGATTCAACGCCGCCAGTTTTAACCAGGTTTCTAAATTCTGCGGCGGTTATACCCATCCCTTTTGCTACAGATCGGATAACGGCGGGCGCAGCTTCTATGATGCTGTTAAATTCTTCCGCTCTTAATGTGCCGCTACCCATTGCTTGATTAAACTGTACCATGGCTCTTGTCATGTCTGCGGCTGCAGTGCCGCCAATAATGCCTAATCTATTTAGGTTGGATGTAACCTCGACTGCTTGATCAGCAGTGATCCCCATGTTTTCACCGGCCAGGAGGATTCCTTGCGCCAAGTTCCCGATGGAGTTTATTGATCCGCCGGTTTCTAGGCCAATATCTCTGATGCCTTGGCGAATTATTTGGAAGTCTTTGGCAGTTCTTGCGGCATCTTTGAGGCGGGCATCAAGCCTTTCCATGCTGTCAGCAAGTAAGATGGTGCGGCGGATTGTTTCAAAAGATATAGCAAGGGCGATCACCGAGGCGACCTTACCGAAGGCCCGGCCAGTGAGTCCTGCCTGGCCTTCCAGCTTGGCAAAGCCTTTGCGAGTTTTGCGCGCCCGCGCGTTCATCTTGGCCAGGCCAGCGCTGGCTTTGGCTGCCTTTTTCTCCAGTTTACCGAGTCCTTGGCCGGTTACGCTTGCCTTTTCTTTCAATCCATCTAAGCTAGTACGGGCTGCGGCTGCCTCTTTTTTCAGTCCGCCAAGCTTAGTGCGGGTGGCGCTTGCCTTCTCTTTCAATCCATTGAAGGTAGTGCGGGCTGCGGCTGCCTTCTTTTCCATTCCACCAAGGCTAGTCTTGGTGGTGGCTACCTCTTTTTTTAGTCCATCTAAGGTAGTACGCGCTACGCCTGCCTTTTTCTCCATTCCATCAAGGCTAGTACGGGCTGCTACTGTCTGTTTCTCCATTGCACCGAGTCTGGCGCGGCCACTGATTAAATTTTTCTCCATTCCGCCGATGCTGGCACGGGTGGCGGCTGCCGCTTTTTGAAGTCCACCCAGGCTAGTGCGGGCGTTGCTTGACTTTGTTATCAATCCGCCAAAGGTATCTCGGGTGGCGCTTATCCTTTTCTCCAGCCTGCCCAATGCTTCGCGGCTCGTGATTGTCTTTTTTTGAAGTCTCTCTAAGATGTTGCTGGCTACTTTTGCTTTTAACTCCATCGCGCTTAAACCAGATCCGGCTACGTTTGCCGTTTTTCCCATTCTATCTAGGCTGGCACGGTTGGCGGTTGCCTTTTTTTGAAGTCCATCGAAAGTAGTACGCGCTACGCTTGCCTTTTTCTCCAGTTCGCCGATGCTAGTACGCGCTATGCTTGCCTTTTTCTCCATTGCACCGAGTTTGGCGGCGGCACCGATTGCCTTCTTCTCCATTCCACCGATGCTAGTCTGGGTGGCGGCTGCCTTTTTTTCCAGTCCGCCCAGGCTAGTGCGGGTGGCGCTTGTCTTTTTCTCCAATCTCTCCAAGGTATCGCGGGTGGCGCTTGTCCTTCTTTTCAGCCCCTCGAAGGTATCGCGGGCTACGCCTGCCCTTCTTGCTAGTAGATCAAAGGTAATACCAGCTACGCTTGTCTTGTCTTTCAGCCCATCAAGGCTAGTACGGGTGGCGACTGCCTCTTTTTCCATTGCGATGAGGCCGAAGCGGGCACCGATTAACTTTTTTTCCATCCCACCAAGCTTAGTACGGGTGGCGGCTGCCTCTTTTCCCAGCCCGTCGAGGCTAGCCTCGGTCTCGGTTATCTCTTTTTGAAGTCCATCGAATGTAGCGCGGGTGGTGTTTACTTCCGCCTCAAGCTTACTGAGACCCTTGTTGGCCCTGACGACTCCTTTATCTAAGCCGC